GAAAGATTCAGGTATTGCTCTTTCTGATGTTTTAGGGATTACAGATAAAAGAACTGCTGCTGCTTTTGGTAGAATGTTAGATAGTGCAGACAATGTAGCTATCCTAACAGAGCAGCTAAGAAACTCTGAGGGTGCAGCAGAAGCTATGGCTAAAATTGTAGGAGATAGCTTACAAGGTGCTATGCTTCGTTTTAAGTCAGCGACAGACGGACTGAAGATTGTTTTAGTTGATTTGTTTGGAGATAAACTACAAAAAGGATTTGATTCTTTGGCTAAGTTCTTTAATAATTTAGCAAGTAAAGAAAGTGTAAAAAGAATATCTAATGTAGCAAAAACATTAGCATTTTTAGTAAAGACATTTGCAATATACACTATTGGAGTTAAGGCTTCTTCTCTTGTTACTTTAGCTTTGTCAAAAATTCTAAGATTTATATTTATACCTGCTGCAACAGGTGGCTCAAAAGCTGTTGCTCTAATGTCAGCTTCTTTAAAAGGATTAAAGGCTGCTATTGCTTCAACAGGTATAGGTCTTGTAGTTGTTGCATTAGGACAACTTGCCTTAAAACTTCTTGAAGGAAAATCTGCAATTTATGATGTTGTTACAGCACAAGAAAGATTAAACAAAGCTCAAAAAGAAGGTCGAGAAGATATGGAAAATGCTGTTCAGCAAACAACTGCACTAGCAAATTCTAAAAGAAAATTAAATCAGCTTCTTGATGATGAGGGAAAACTTTTAAACAAAACAGCTCAAGGTCAAGCAATATATAACGAAAAGCGTAAAAGATATAGATTACAACTTGCAAATGTCAATAAGATAAACAAGGAATATAATCAAACTTTACTTTCAGAAAAATCAACATTAGAAGATATAATAACATCTACTGACAATCTTATTATTAAGATGAAAGACAGAATGTTACAGGATAGCTTTCAACAACTGTCTAAAGATTATTTAGACCAAGCTGTTCAAGCAAACTTACTTTTAGATGAGTTTACCGAAGGTGTATCTCCTTTAGAAATGCGAAACAACAGGCTTATTACACAATATGAAGATGTTACCGATGAAGTTGCAAACGCTAGAAGGGCGATAGAGTTTTTACAAAAAAATACTGACTTTACTACTGATATAAGCCAAATATCTCAAGAAGATTATGAAAAACAAAGAGCAGCAAGATTAAGAGATATGCTATTAGCAGAAGGTATGACACTTGATGATTTTGCAGCAGCAATAGAAGCAGGTTTCTACGAAGATAAGACAAGTAAGATTTCTGAATCATTGCAAAAACAAATGAGTATTGGTTCAAGCATATTTCGATTGCCAAAAAAAGAAGATAAAAAAGACCCTAACATAGAAGGTATTACTGCTAAAATAGAAAAAGAAGCTAAAAGACACTCTAAGGCATTGCTTGATATAGGTAATAAATCATACAAGTTTGAAAGTGATAGAAACATACTTCAGTTAGAAGAAGAAATAAAACATCTTGAAACTATGAAACTCCTTAATATGAAGATGGGAGAAGATGGTCTTAAAGAGGATTTAAAAATACAGAAAAAGCGTGATAAACTTTTAAAAGAAACTAACAAGCTAAAACTAGATGCTTTAAAACAAGAGAAGATAGACAAAAAACTTCAAATTGACGAGGACTTCGCTAATGAGCTTATGACAAAACTTCAACACAAACAAGCATTGCTTGATTTAGAAACGTGGTTCTTAGGTCAGAAGGGAGAGTTGATTGCACAAGATTTCCAAGCGTATTTAGAAAATCAAAATGCTCAAAGGCAATTAGACATAGATGCAATAGAATTAGAAAAACAAGCAAATCAAGAAAGAATACAAGCTGTTGATGATTTAGGTTCTGCTATGTCTGAGCTTGGTAATATTATGGGAGAAAACCATATCCTAACAAAGATAGGTACTAAGCTATCTCAGGCTGCTGCTGTTGCTAAAAATATAGAAAGATTACAGACTATACTAAAAAGCAAAGCAGATGAGGCAGATACCGTAACATCTTTAGCTAAGGCAGGTGCAAATGCAGCAGAGGGTACTACTGCACAAGCTAAACTTCCTTTTCCTGCTAATATAGCTGCTATGGCTGCAACTTTAGGTGTTTTAGTTTCTGTATTATCTATGTTTGGTGCAAGTGGTGGTGGAGATTCTAACACTGTAACAGAGGGTGGTAAGTTTGCTAATGGTGGTCTTACTAACGGAGGTATGTTTAGAGGTAACTCTCACGCTAACGGTGGTGTAAAGTTTGCAGTTGGTGGTAGAATACACGAAGCAGAAGGTGGAGAAGCTATTATAAACAAGCGTTCAACATCTATGTTCAAGCCTGTTCTTTCTGCTATAAACTCCTACAATGGAAACGGAGTTAAGTTCGCTGATGGTGGACTTCTTAATAGTGGAGAAAAGTTTGCAAGAGGTGGTCAGTTGGCTGATATTCAGGGTATGATTTCTCAACAACAAACATCTCAAAGAGTTATAATGGTTGAGAGTGATGTAACAAAAACACAAGGCAAAGTATCTGCTATTGAAAGTCAGGCTACTTTTTAGTATATTTGCATTATGGCTATAAGACAGAATAAACAAGAAGTAGTTAATGAGTTTTTAGATTTAATGTATAAAGAGATTAAGTCTAAGTATTCTGATGATGCAGGTATAAAAAATGTTGTCTTTCACTTGATTGAAAAAGGTCTTGTAGAGCCTAAGAGGTTAAGAAACTATATGATTATATCTGACTTTCACAAAATACTAAAAGAAAACTTAGGACACAGCACACATACATTTATGGACTTGTCTATTAAGTATGATGTTTCTGATAGGACTTGTCAGAATGTAGTATATAAGGAAAGTAAGAAAAGTAAAAGAACAAACAACATAAGATAAGTATTGTAAACTTTTTCGCATATAGCGAAATAACTAATAATATATTTGTGGTTATGAACAAATGGTACTCAATAGAAAACAAAGCAGACGGTAATCCTGTTGAAATATCCATCTATGATGAGATAGGAGATTATGGAACTTCTGCTAAAAACTTTATAGAGGAAGTAAAGAATGTAAGCGAGAGAGATATTACACTAAGAATCAACTCTGTTGGTGGTAGTGTTTTTGACGGTCTTGCTATTTACAACACTTTGCGTTCCCACAGAGGTTTTGTAAATATTAAGATTGAAGGTTTGGCAGCATCAATTTCTACTGTTATTGCGATGGCAGGAGATAATATTGAAATGTCAGAGAACGGATTTTTTATGATACACAACCCATTCGGACAATCGGCAGGAGAAGCAGTAGATATGCGTAAGACTGCTGATTTACTTGACAAAATAAAAAGTGAAATTATCGAGATATATCAAAAAAAGACCGACTTAACTTATGAGGAACTTTCTGATATGATGGATAAAGAAACTTGGCTATCAAGTCAAGAAGCTATTGAATTTGGATTTGTAAACAATGTAACAGAGCCAATGAAGATAGCAGCAACATTTGACCTCTCTAAATTTACTAATGTAAATGAAAAAGAGGTTAATGATAAATTAAGTTTAATTAATAATAAAACAAAAATGACTGAAGAATTAAAAACTTGGTTCAACGGTGTTAAAGAGGAAATCTTAAACGCTGTTAAAGGAGAGAATGTTTCTACTCCTGCTGAAGAAGTTTCCGTTATTCTTTCTGACAATGAAGCTGTGGTAAACAAGTTCGAGGAACTTGAAGAAAATGCTATATCTTTAAGAGAAGAAAAAGAAGAATTAGCAGGTCTTGTTGGAGAAAAAGAAGGTACAATCGCTGACTTAACTAACAAGGTTTCTGAGATGGAAGCTAAATTAGCTAAATTAGAAGCTACTGAAACAAGCGTAGAAGCTGACACAGACCCTGCAATCAACGAAAGTGATGTTGTAGTTAATGAGTGGGATTCTTTCGCTAAATCAATATTAAAATAATAATTAAATAAAAAATTAGAAAATTATGGCAACTTATACAAGTGCAAGTTTACCTACTGTTGAGTCGTATGACGTAAGTAAGTATATTTTAGAACCATTATTTATGGGTCAAGATTATATGTCCTATATGGACATAATGCCTAACGTATCAGGAACAATCGTTGTTGATAAGTTCAAGGCTATTGGTGGAATTACTAACGCTTTTGCTTCAGGTGCTTTCACAGGAGAGTCAGGAGAGATAGGCGACACTATAACAATTTCTCCTGTTCGTAGAGAAGCAGAGATTGCTTTCGCAGGAGATTCTTTATACAACAAAATCAAAGGTCAGCTTATGAGAGGTGGACACGATTTTGACAATGTTGAAGGAACTGTTGTTAAGAACATCTTATTAGAAATGATTGGTCAAGGCGTTAAGTCTGACTTTAACAAGCACCTTTGGTTATCTGATGCTTCAGGTTCAGGTGCTTTTGGAGATTTCGATGGTTTGTTTGATGCAGCTTTCGCTGTTTCTGCAAACAAATTAAATCGTGGAACTTTAGCTACTGAACAACCAACTGATGCAGCTTTAGTTGCAGGTAGAGGTTTAGATATTCTTAAAGGTCTTTACGATATTGCTTCTCCTGAATTGTTAGAAGCAGGAAATCACGTTTACATTGTTTCAGGCGATGTTGCTGATGATTATATGGCTACAAACTTAGAATCTTCTAGTTTTGCAGCAGCAGGTTATGGTGCTATGGTTAATGGTGTTCAGCAATTAACTTACAGAGGTATTCCTATCATTGTTCGTAGAGATTGGGACGTAGCTATTGCTGCTAACGTAGCTAACATCAACGGTGCTTCTAACGCTGCTGAAACTCACAGAGCTATCCTAACTACTAAAGATGCTTTCGTTGTGGCAACAGACTTCAGCGAGAACTCAGTAGAGCAATGGTACTCTAACGATAACAAAGAATATCGTTTCCGTGTAGCTTACTCAATCGGTTGTGCATTGAAAGATGCTAAATTGGCTGCGTACTACACACCTGATAATATGGCATAACTAATATATTATGGGGGGTTGAAATACACCCCCTTATATTTTAACTTTTAAAAAAATAATAAAATGGCAATAGAAACTTTACAGGTCGCAGCGAGTGATTTGGAAATCAGAGGTGGTCTGAAATATATAGCTATCACTAAGTTGGCAGATGCAACAGGTGTTACATTTGCTGACACAGCAGATACTGCACACGGAATATCAGCAGTTGCAGGTATTGGAGATGCTGTACTTTTTGACTTAAAACAAGGTACAGGTTCTTTATCTACAAGTGGTTCTAAAGACGGTGGAACAATTTTGTTTGAACATACAGTTTCATTCTATGTTCCTAACTGCTCAAATGCACACTTTAGAGCATTACAGACTTTAAATAACGAAAACATTATAGTATTTACTGAAGATTACAATGGTGTTAATCATTGCATAGGTCTTTCAAGTGCTTACAAGCAAGAGAATGATATTACAAATGTTCAAATGTACGCAAGAGTATCAGCTATCGAAGGTGGTACAGGTGCTGCTTTAGGAGATGAAAATGGTGTTACAGTAACAATTACTTGTTCTTCAGGAGAACTTCCTAGATTGTTTACAGGAACATTTACTCCTGCTGCTGACGGAACAATGACGATTTCGTAATAATTAACTAAAAAGGAATGGGTTTGACAGAGAAATTTGTCATTCCCCTTCTTTTTATTATATTTACACTATGTATAAATCAAGATTAAAAGAGGGACACGCATATTTTGTAGGTGGATTAAACTTTGCTTGGGCAGATGCAACGCAAGAGCAATTAAAAGCAGTTTATGAAATGGGCGACAATGACCTTGTAACAAAAGAAGAAGATGCAGCACCAAAAAAGAACAAGTCAAAAGCAAAAAAAGTCGAAGGTTCAGAAATCTCCGATAACGAGTAGTTTTAATACTAAGTACGCTTTTGTAAACTTATCTACACCTCAAGTAAATACTGAGGTAAAAGACTTAGATAGGTTAAAAGATGATTGGATTCCATTTGGTGCAGACAATCTCTTTCCACAGTATTTAGCAGAGTTAAAAAGACAATCTTCAACACATCGTTCTGTATTAGCACAGAAAACAACTTTCACAACAGGTGGAGGTTTTTTGACTGATAACGAGCAGTTAATGGATTTTATATCTGATGTAAATGCAAACGGAGAAAGTTTAAAGGATTGTTTTAAGAAATTAGCTGATGATTATTTTACTTATGGAAATGCTTATCTTGAGGGAGTTATATATGACGGTGGTGTTAATTTTTATCACAAAGACGCTTCGACTGCGAGATTAAGTAAAAATAAAAAGCACGTTTATTTCCACCCTGATTGGTCGAATCAAAGAAAGTTCAAGGAAAAAACGCAAAGAATACCAATCTATCCTAACGTAGCTAACAGCAGATTTATAATACATTACAAGGATTATGAAAGCACATTTAGCTTTTATGGTTTACCTGACTATGTAGCTGCTTTAGAGCATATAGCGATAGATTTTGAAATAGGAAAATTTAACCACACAGCATTTAAAAATGGATTTAGTCCTTCTGCTATTGTTACTGTTAATGGCGATTTTGGAGAGGCAGAAGCAGAGAAATTTGTAGAAACTGCCAAAGATACACTAACAGGAAGTGGTAATAATTCAAAAATATTATTCCTTGTAAAAAATGGAGATGACAGTAGAGGTACTGATGTTCAGATTATAAACAACAAGGAAGATGGCGACTTCTTAGATTTACAGAAGCTAACAGACCAAAACATAATTACTGCTCACAGATGGCAACCTGCATTAAGTGGTATTGTTTCTTCGGGTAAGATGAACAATACAGGTAGTGAGATTAGAATAGCTTACGACCTTGCTATGAGTACGGTAATTAGAGATACAACAAACATATTGCTAGACCCCATAAAGAGAGTTATAGCAAATGAGATGGCAATAGACACGGAAGATTTAACGGTTGCTTATGAGCCACCTATATCATTCCTTTCTGACATAGACCCTAAGCAGGTTCTTACTATCAATGAGCAGAGGGCAATGCTTAACAAAGACCTTCCTGATATTGAAGATGGAGAGTTGTTGCTTTCTGATAGACAAACAATTAGAGTTGAACGACAAAACACAGAGGTATAATGGCAAATGTAAGACAATATGATAATCTAATAACAGCTTCAGAGGTTGTATCAAAATCATTTACAAATCAAGCTACTGATTTAGCTTTGATAAGTAATGAGTTGATTACTATTGCAGAACTTGCCCATATTAAACCTATGTTGGGTTTGGATATGTATGAGGAGTTAAAAACTCAAAACCACAACAGTACACTAACTGCTGTTAATACTACCCTTTTAACGGATTATATTAAAGATGCACTAGCTTGGTATGTTAGATTTGAGGTTATGAATGAAATGCAATACAATACTACATCGGCAGGGTTGGTTGTTAATGTTTCCGAGTTTAGTAATCCTGCAAATGTAGAGCAGTTCAATCAAATGAAATCTGACACCTTTAGAAAGGCACAGGTTTTAAGTGATGATATGTTGGCATATATAATGCACGATGACCAAAACAATGACTACCCTTTATTTGGTCAAGACGGAGATACTTCTATGCCTGTTTTAGACGGAGATATGGCTAAAAAAATGAACGGAATAATTTTTTACTAATGGATTTAATAAAGTATTATTTAAGACATATATGTAACGCAACCGTAAGGAAGAATGATAGTTGCCCTGACGGGTATGAACATCAAATGCCTGACGGTTCTTATATGTGTGGAAGGGAACACGAAGAAGCCTATAATTTTTCGCAAGAAGAAATAGACGAAACATACAAGGAATACAAGGCATCTGTTAATATGAGCTACTCTGAATTAAAGAGATGGTCTGAAACAGAGTGTAGCAAAAAGGCTAGTATAGGAAGAACTGCTATAAACAGAAACCTAACACTACTTTCTAAAAAGAAAGCTGATTGGACTTCTGCAAACGCAACTGAAGCTAGAAAAGCTATTGCTTATATTGCAAGAGCAAGAAAACAACCACAAGGCAAGAACGTGAGTAAAGATTGCCCTTACTCCAAGAACTATATTGCCTTAAAAAATTGGGCATACGATAGAAACAAATAAAAAATATATAAAATGGCTTACGAATTTTTAGACGACAATATTGCTTTAATGAGAATGTTGGGAGAGTGTCAAAGTATTCAGGTTATTAGCGATACAGCAGCTCATACAAGCAAAGACTTTTACTGCCTTTACTGTGTTACTGAAACTGTTATTGCTTCTATAACTTGCGATAGTGAGGTTACAAACGCAGCAGGTTTACAGACAACGCTTCCTGCAGGAACAATGTTGATGCTTAACATTACAGCAGTAACACTTACAAGTGGAGTAGTAATAGGATATAACAGATAATAATATGGCAAGTACAGTAACAAATGCAACGCTAGAGGTTTCTATTTCAGAAGCATTGACATTAGGTGGAACTCAGTATGGTGGCACAAAAACACTATCTATCTCAGATATAAATGAGGTTTTCAAAAGAATAGTAAAGTGTGTAAATAGTCAAACTACTACTATTGCTACATTTAACGGTAATGCTTTTGCATCTGCAAACGCTATTGACGTAGAAGATGCAAAGTATATGAGGGTTACAAATCTTGACGACACCAACCCTATTGAGGTGGCTGTTGTTGGTGCTGCAACGCTTTATCAGGTTAGGTTGGCAGCAGGAGAATCTCATATATTAGGCTCTCCTGACGACTTAATGCTTTCGGAAGCAGACACTTCTCCTAGCTTTGGAACAATGGCAGATATTGCAAGTATTCAAGTAAACCCTGCATCAAATGATGTAGATGTAGAAATATTTATAGCTTCAGCATAATATGGCAAGTAATGAACATAGTGGATTAGATAACAGTCAGCTTCACGTTCCAAAGGACTTTAGCTCGGCTTCTGCAAATACTGTATTAACAAAAGACGGTAGCAATAACTTAACTTGGGCAGACGACAATCTTAGAAGAACTCAACAATTTAGAGTTACAGGGTATTTTAGTAAATCTGACACTAATGAGTATGCACCGACTTATGCTGCAAACGCAACTCACTCTTGGGACACAGCAGTTACCAATCCTACCAATGATGCTCAAGATGCTGTTGCACAGGCTCAGTTATATTGCACAAAAAGTGGATATGTAAGTGGATTTAAAGGTTTGGCAGCAGCAACAAGTGGAAGGACTGTAAATTTTAAAGTTTACAAAGGCACACCTGCTGACGAAAGTTCGGCAGGATTTGCATTAACTCAATTAGGCGATACAGCTTCTGAAGTTGGTGGTGGTGGAACTAATGTTGATGTTTTTGAAGCAGGTTCTATGGGTTCTTCTGCTACATTTTCAGCAGGAGATGTTATTATAATTACTATATCAGCAGGTGCAGCAGCATCTACTGTCGCAAGGTTTAACGCTACATTAGAAGTAGTATATACAGAGTAATATGTTAGGATTAAATTTAGGTTTGGGGATAAAAGCAAACGCTTCAGGAGTTTTTCAATGTACTGATATTTCAGGACTTCAACTTTGGCTTAGAAGGCAATCTTTTATCACTCACGATACAGATGGAATTTCAAAATGGGAGGATATTAGTGGTAATAACAATGATGCAACTCAATCAACTGATGATAATAAACCTAATATTGGTAGTGGCTCTACTGTTTATTTTAACGGTAACGACACATTAAATCTAGGTACTCAGCTTAATTTAGGTGCTTTTACTGTAATTATAGCAATAGACCCTGATGAATCACAATCCTTATCTAATGAAGCACCGTTAGGAAAAGGTGGTAATGACCAAATAAAAATGTATCGAGGTGGTGCTAATAATAGAATAGCATTAAAAGCTAGTGGAGTTCAGTCCGACATAAACCCTATGAGTGCATCATTTCCTACATCACAGTTTCTACTCACTTGTATTAGAGAAACAGGTGGAAGGTTTAAGGTAAGAATAAATAAGAGAGAAGAAGGTGCTGTTGTAACAGATGTAGCAAACCTTTTTGATGTAACACAAATTGGTAGTGGTGCTATAAACACAACAGAGTTTAATGGTTCAATAAATGAAGTTGCTGTTTGGAATGTAGAGCTTACAGGAACAAATCTAAGTAATGCAGAAAACAATATAAGCGATAGAAACGGAATATAATGGCAACAGCAGCACAAGAAATAGCACTTATGAAACAAAGAATGGAATCAATGGAGGATAAGATTGATAATATGGACGAGAAGTTAGATAACCTTACAAAAAAACTTCTTGACCCTGATTTTGGTGTAGTTTCTCGTGTAAATCAAAATACACAAGCTCGAAAAATGATTAGCAGAGCTATGTGGTCTTTATATATTATTGTTATTACTGCTATTGTTAGTCTTATTTTTAAATTGTAAAAATAAAAAATAATGGAAAAAATATTTGAATTAATACAACAGTATGGTTTATCTATGGTTTTATTAGTAGGTTCTTTATACGCTTTATATCAATTTACTTTTTTTAGTATTAAAGAAGTAAAAGTAGGTTTTGAAAAAAGGCACGAAGTCTTGCACGAGCAGATGAATGAAGTGAAAGAAAAATTAAATATTATTTTAGAGTTTATAAAAGATAAGAAAAAATGAATTGTAATTGCGAAGAAAAAAAAGTAAACTGCGACTGCCAAGTAACTGCTAATGGTTTTGATGCTTGGTTAGATGTATTAGAGCAGGAGGAACAACCTACTTGCAACATAGAAAATCAAGAGGACTGCGATAATTGTGGTAGCTAATGAAATTAGAGTTAAATTTAAACAATGTAATACAGGCAATAAGTATTGCTTTGCTTTGTTGGTGTGGCTCTACGCTTTATAGGTTGGATAAAGATAGTCAGCTTGTAGATTACAGAATACAACAAATAGAAATACAAACATTTCATCAGGACTGCAAGTGGTGTAATCATAATCATTCAGAACACGGCAAAATCAAAGTTAATAAAACCAAGTCTTGGTAATGGAGTTAGTTGTATTAAGATATAATTTACAAAATGATAGCACTAATGGAATGTTATTGCAAAAGACCACAAATGGCTACGACTTTCTTTGTTATACGCTAGAAGATGAGTATAGGGTAAGTAAGGTAAAAGGAGAAACTATGATACCTTATGGGTGTTACGAAATTAAATTAAGAAAAGAGGGTGGATTTCATAAAAAATATAGCGAAAGATTTTCTGATATACATAATGGTATGTTGCATATCGTTGATGTTCCTAATTTTGAGCATATTCTTATACATTGTGGCAATACCGATGAACATACTTCGGGCTGTTTACTCGTTGGCGACAACCAAGAAAATAACGGATTAATTTCTAATGGTTTTGTAGGCAAATCTTCACAGGCTTATAAAAGAATTTATCCTTCAATTTCAGATGCTTTAGAAAAAGGAGAGAAAGTGTTTATAGAATATATACATATAGACAGTTTTACTAATAATTAATTAACCCTTGCTAAAGGGTTCACAAAGGGTTATTTATACCCTACATAATAAAGATAAGGATAAAGATAAGGTTAAAGATAAAGATAAAGATATGAGTATTTTAGGTAAAATTTTTAGTAGTGGTGCAAGAGAATTGCTACAATCTGTCGGAGGTATAGTAGATGAACTGCATACATCAAAAGAAGAAAAGGAACAACTTAAACGTAAGTTTGAACAAATGATAATGTCCCACGAAGCTAAGATTCAACAGGAAGTAACTAAGCGTTGGGAAGCAGATATGCAGGGTAATTGGCTTACAAAGTCGATAAGACCTCTTACACTAGCTTTTTTGATGATTGCATTAACTATATTTACTTTAGTTGATTTTGGATATGTAGATATGAATATTAAAGATTCTTGGATTGACCTATGGCAAATTCTAAGTATTACTTGCTTTGGTGCATACTTTGGTGGTCGTTCTTACGAAAAAGTTAAGAAATAGTTTGGTAGGCAAAGGTTTCTTTGCTTACATTTGTAATTCACTTATGTTTCTTAATTGACGTAATTGTAAATATTTTGGGGAAAATGTTTGAATAGGGTTCATTAATTTGTTCCCTATTTTTTTTATTAAGTTTTTTTTATTAACTTGCGAACATTATGAAACAATTTCGACCAAGACTAACTCAAAAAGAATACGAAATCATACAAAAACATCGTGGTAATAGTGGTGTAGGTATCATAGGAGATACTCACGAACCATTCTGCCACCCTGATTATAGGGATTTTTGCTACGAAGTATTCGACAGGTTTGGTGTTTCAGATATAGTACACATTGGAGATGAGGTAGATAACGCAGCACTTTCTTATCACGAGAAACTGACAGATATGCCTAACGCTGAAAGCGAAGCAGAACAAGCACAAAGAGCAATGGAGAAGTGGTATGATACTTTTCACGATGTAAAAGTTTGTGTAGGTAATCACTCAGCACTACCATTTAGACAAGCTACAACAGCAGGTATTCCTAAAAGATTTTTAAAGTCTTATGAAGAAATATGGAACGCACCTAAAGGTTGGAAGTGGGAATTAAATTGGGAGATTGACAATGTTATGTACGAACACGGAACAGGGTCGTCAGGTGCAAGAGCTGCTGTAAACAGGGCAACTGCTAACAGACAATCTACGGTTATAGGTCATTGTCATTCTTTTGGTGGAGTAAACTATATGGCTTCTCGTAATGATTTAATCTTTGGAATGAATGTTGGCTGTGGTATTGATGTAGATGCTATGGCATTTTCTTATGGTAAAAACTTTCCTAAAAAGCCTACTCTTGGCTGTGGTGTCGTTCTTGACGGTGGAAAGACTGCATTGTTTATTCCTATGGACTTAGGTTCAAAAATAATTCACAAGAATACACTCTAGTAATCAAAACTTTTTTTACTTTTTTCTACATTTTTATTTGGTAGTATAAATAATTGTTGTATATTTGCATCAGTTATTAACATTTAAACCCCAATTATATGGAACAGATTAAGGTAGAAACTGTAAAGAAAGGCGATGTCCTTTTTCAATTAGACAGAAAAATAGAGTTGTTAAATGAGTTCATTGCTGATGACGAGAGGTCAGAGGTTGAGTGGGCAAATAGAGGCAGCGAAACTCTAAAAGAGTGGTTTAACGGAAGATTGTCGGCAAGACTTTTCGAGTTAGAAGGACTTGAGTCTTTAAGAAGTATAATAAATAACCTTTAATAAATATTATTATGTCAGAAACAAGAAAAGAAACACTAAGAAGATTATTTACTGCAAACAATTTAGTAAAAGAAGATGTTTATAAGCATCAACACTACACAATCATTACAAGAGCAGGTATTGATAAGATACAAGCTAATACAAGTATTAATATTAACTATGATGTGGTTGATTGTAGTCCTAACTTTTGTGTAGTAAAAGCTACTGCAACATCTACTGATGGAAGCAAGGTTATACAAACATTTGGCTCGGCTTTAAAGGGTCAAGGGTTTAAGGACGGAAACTGCAACACTTGGTATGTTATGGAAATGGCTGAGAAAAGAGCAATGAGTAGGGCTGTTCTAAAGTTAGCAGGATTCTATGAGTTAGGCATCTTTGGAGAAGATGAATCAGAAGATTTTAAGAAAAGTTAATGTCTGATTGGATAGATGATATACTTGAAAGCGAACCTATCAGTAATTCACAGATAGCAATTATTGAAGGTTTGCTTACGGGTGTTCCATACGAACCTGATGAACTAAAGGATATAGAGAACGGTATGCTACATCTTAGTTATCAAGAAGCCTACGAGTTAATTGTAAAGCTAAAAATAGACTACATACCAAAAGACCCAAGAGAACAGTTTAAAAAAATGTTTAGATATGGCAATTAAAAAACACGCAATGACGAAAGAGGGTGCTATTGTTGCAATCACTAGAAAGCAGTTAAGAGATATGGGAAAAGAAAGTACCATACAAAAAAAGTTTGTAGAACTTTATATGTTAGAGAGTGATAAAAGAATAGCAGAAACCTATAAATTAGAATTTGGAGTAGAGTTAGTAATAGTTAAAAATAGAAAAGATGAAAAAAGCAAGAAATAGTTTTGAGGTTCTTATGAGGACACAGGGAGTAACAAAAAGAAAGTTCGGTCAGATAACAGGAGTTAGTGGAACTACAATAGACAAGTATTTGGAAAACCCTACTATGTTAAGACTAAAACACTTATCTTTATTGGCTGAAAGTCAAGAGATGAAGCAAGAAGAATTGTTAAACTTAATAAACGGAGAGAATAATGAACTTTAGAATGGAGGTGCTTCAGTCTGCTGTTTGTAAACACTACAACGTTTCCCCAACGGAATTACACAGCAAGTCGAGGAAGATGGAGATTGTAGGTGCTAGGAGAATGTTTTTCTTTTTTGCTAGAAAGCATTTCAATAAAACATACACAAGTATTGCTAATATTTTTGGTGCAAATCACGCAACCGTTATGCACCACGAGAAGAAAATGATTGGTTATCTTGAGTTTGATAAAAAAGAAATGTTGAGGTATATAAATATCAGAGATATGGTTTTTGATGAGAAAACATTTATAAATATTCGTGATGAGTACGACTGTCTTAACAGAGAAAGAATACTTATTACAGATAGAATGGAAGAAATACAAAATGAAATTAATTTAATAAATAACAAAAACGAATTTAATTATGGAAATTAACGGAAAGTTAGAAGCTAAGTTTGAAACAAAAGAGTTTTCAAGTGGATTTAGAAAAAGAGAGTTTGTGGTAAACACAGGTGGAGAATACCCACAAGCTATCAAAATGGAGGTTGTAAAAGACAACATAGAAAAGTTAGACGCTATTCCTGTTGGAACAGATATTACGTGCAAGATAGACATTAGAGGTCGTCTGTACGAGGGAAACTACTACAATAATATTTTAGCTTGGGCAATAAATGTAGGTGCTGCTACAAAGTCTGAGCCTAAAGAAGCTGCAAAAGCAGACACAGACCTACCCTTTTAAGGTTAGGTATTTAATAAAGGTATTTGATTGTGAAATCGAACACTAAAAGAAAGAACGTAAAGAGGGTAGATAGCTTGTTAGCCAAGAACGCTGCCCTCAACGCTTCTCTTGGAATGGATAGCACTAAATCCGAGATTGAAGCTGTTAGAAAAGACATAAGAGTTAATATAAGAAAGATTAAAGATATGTGTGAGTACACATACGGTATAATAAATGTAGATGATAACCACAAAACAGTTAATAAATGAATTACGATAGTAGAGCAAAGAAGTACACAGAGGTAAAGAAATTAAAGACAAAAATTAAAAGGTTAGTAGCTAGGCTCTTGCGATTTTATAATTGGGACGTAAAAGACATAGCTTATATTTTAGGAGTTAGCTCTAATAGAGTTTATCAATACCTTAGAAAATAAATGATAAGCATAGTGTCTGCACTAGCAGTAGTGGCTGCTGCTTTTGCTTTAAGTATAATAGATTATGACGATGAAATTTGAAACCCCAAAAGACTTTGCAAGACAAGAGAGAGCAGCTAAGTGTTTTTCAGACAAGTATGCTTATTGCTACTCTAGTCAAGGCGACTTTAGCTCTGTTGATTATGAGATGAAGAACGAGAGCTTTGATAGGATATGTGGCTTCGAGGTAAAGGGTTGTCCTAATCAAAATATGGATAGCCACAGATATTGCATAGTATCAATGAAGAAGATTGTTGATTGTCAGGAGGAACAAATAAAGTATGGTAAGCCTGTTGTTATATGTTGGGCATTTGATGATGGCATATTGTTTAACAAGATAGATAACCTAACAGGAACTTTTAAAAAAGGTGGTAGAAAACCACGCAAAGGTTCAGTACACGACCTAGAGATGATTGTGTGTGTGGAACGAGAAACATTGCAAAAAATTTGTTTTTAATCAAAATAAGTTTACCTTTGCAGAGTATTAACCCCAAAATTATATATTATGGCAAAAAGAATGACAGACACGGACAAATGGAAGAAACGATTTGTTCGTGAATTAAAACCTCAACATAAGCTACTATGGTTCTACATATTAGACGACTGCAATCACGCAGGAATATGGGAGGTTGATTTAGAGGTGGCTTCTATTAGAGTAGGTTTTGACTTATCACACGACAACCTGCCATTATCATTTGGCGAAAAAGTAATATCGTTTGACAATGGCGATAAGTGGTTTATTCCTGACTTTATTGAGTATCAGTATGGAGAGTTAAATCAAAATTCAAACGTACATAAATCTGTAATTAACCTATTAAACAAATATAATCTTGAAGGGTATCTGAAGGGTTCGCAAGGGGTACAAACTATCCTTAAAGATAAAGATAAGGATATAGTTATAGTTAAAGAAAAAGCTAAAGCTAAAGCTAAAAGGTTTGCTAAACCAACTATTGACGATGTTAAAGATTATTGCGTAGAAAGAAATAACTTTGTTGATGCAGAGAAATTCTTTGACTACTATTCTTCTAATGGTTGGAAAGTAGGAAAAAATCCAATGAAAGATTGGAAAGCATCTGTCAGGACTTGGGAGAAGAACTCAACGTCAGAGCAATCGAAAGGAAAGGTACAGCAATCACTAGACACTTGGCAAGAAGCTAGACAAATGATAAACAATGGATAAGAGTAAACAAATTTGGAGTAGGTACAATAAAGACCTAGAGCAGCTAAATGTAGATTGTGTTGATTTGTTGAGCAAATGTTATATTATGCTAGGACAACGACCTGATGCACAACAAGTGGTTATTATGAGCAAGATGTTGGTAGATGACTTAACAAGGTTCTATGGCTCTATGGAGATAGAGGAGGTAGCATTTGCGTTTGAGCAAGGCATAAGACACTCTGAAAGTGGTGGCTTTGTAAACGTAAGAAGTTGGAATATTTGGCTTAAAGAATACAAGGCGAAAGCTCAACTACAAAGACAACAAAGATTAGTAACAGATTTTCAAAAGCATCAGCAAGGACAAAAGATGATTGATGCAACTATTAACAAAGCAAAAAGATTAAAATAATGGGAATATATAAGCATATACAAAATATTTGTAAAGACGATAAAGATGGAATTAGCTATGTAGTTGTTCCAAAAGTAATAAACTCAGATGTAGGTTTTCAGCTTATGTTTGGAAGAATGTTAGCTAAAGACCCTGTTAGCACAAAGCCAATAAGAGATTCTGAAAATATTAAAATTATAGACCACTACGAAAACTATTGATATGGAAACTATATTACTTACATTTTTGCTGCTTTCAGTTTTATATCTTATATTTGCACAAAGACATACTGAATCAGATGTATCAAACATACTGCATCGTATAGACTTTTTAAACAAAACCTGTCAAGAACAGGAGAAAAGAATTAACGAACTAGAAAGAAATATTGCAACGGTCAAAACCAACATTAAGCGAAGAAAAAGTACAAATCGCTATCGTAGATTATTTGAGATTACAATATCCAAATACGTTGTTTACTGCAACAATGGGTGGTCAGTTTCAAAAACACTACTCACAAAGGCTCAAAGCAAAGCGTACAGGGTATTTGAAAGGGGTATCAG